ATGATAAATACGTTAACTAAGAAACAAGCAACAAGGACTCTGCTATTTTCACTATTTCTTGGTTTATCCGTGTCTTCTTTTTCTTCTGTTGCAGCTTCAACAAATGTAACCATTAATGGCAATGGCTATGATAATGTTTTAGATAAAGAGCAAGCTCGACAAATGAAAGAAGATTGGGATCAAAAACGCGATCTCCGTAATAAAATCAACCAACGCGAAAAAACTGAGTTTAATAAAATAGATAAAGCTATTGATGAGCGTGATGCTTGTTTAAAAAGCGCCAATATCTATGCTTACTGGGAGCCAGAAACACGTCGCTGTTTAGACAGTAATACTGGTCGCCCAATTAACCCTTAATATAAATAAAACAATGATGTTTTAAAAATCAAGCAAGGAGAGAAATGTTATGAAAAAATATCTATTTGCAGTACTGGCTACATTGTTCGCATTTGCACCTTTAGCCGCAAATGCTGGATGTGATGAAGTCGTTCAAGATATTCAACAAAAAATTGAAAATAATGGTGTTCCTGCAGCTAACTTTACCCTAACAGTGGTTGAAAATGATCAAGTTGCACAGACTGAAGGTAAAGTTGTAGGTACTTGTGAAAATGATTCCAAAAAGATTATTTATACTAGACATTAATGCATTGATTATAAACACATAATTTAATGATTGGTACGCTTGATACCGTCAAGCGTACCGTCATTATAAAATCTGTCTACTTTTTCATCGGTAAGAATTGAGAAGTTTTTCCTTTGCTTCCAACTCTGAAATGCAAAGGTTGAGTGTTCTGGTATTTTCATCTGCACGCTGAGCTTCACGCCCATATCGTTCAAGTGTTTCTCGTAGTTGTCGAGAAAATTCACTGGCTTTGGCTTTTTCAACTCGGCAGGTATTGGCGTTATCGGTACTTGCAACTTCTGTTTGCGTGGTACCGGTTGAGAGCCGCACCCTGTCAAAGTGATTAAGAACACGATCAAGCAAAGCATCTGTACGTATCGTATCATGCTGTTGTGCGTCATGATATATCTCCAATCTATTCTGCTGTTCATTGTCTGCTTGTTTACGCAGTTCAATATTTGTGGCCACATCCTTTTCATCTAATTGATTACCTGCAATCTGTTTATTCATTGCTTGGTTCTCAAAATAAATACCGCCAGCAACAAAGCCAGCGGTAAAGGAAACAGCCAAAGCAATTAACGCCATGACGGTTTTATTCATTAACGAACCCCATTGTGTTCTAATGAAAAATGATTGCCGTCAGGACGAGTTTTAAAACGCCCGCCCCAACTTCCACCTAATGACTCCCAATACTCACCCAGTTCTTTATAGTCGCTGGTGGCTGTAAGGTATTTCCCGTTAGCATCAAATAGGTTGAAATCGACTGCTAAACGTTGAGTGTGAAGACTGTTACTAATACCCGATCCTTTCTTTGCATTAAGCTGTGCTTGTTCTGGTGTTCGATAAGTTTCGCCAAACGTCAATTTATATCCCTTCTGCTGAGCAAAGGTGATCAGCTTTGCAACCATACCTGTAAACGTATTTTGTTTATCAACTAATGACATATTCACCCCTTTATAAACTTGATGACATTGCCTTTACTGACCAGCAACGTTGTACAGATCAGGATATTGGCAAAGATGTTGTAGATATCAGCGTGATAATTAGGATCGAAGTAAGCGCGAATAGGTACGCTTGAAGAGTAAGCAAGAATGAGGAAAGCTAACCATCCACCTTTTTTACAGTGTTGTCTGCCGTCACGTTTAAAATAGAATACACGTAGAAATATGACGGTACAGATGATGGCATTAACAATAGTGAGCAATGTTTCGCATTTCATTGTTGCCCTCCTTGTTTCGGTATATCAGCCCTGCCGTATGCTTTTACGCTTAACTTAACCACAAGCAAAGCGGAAACAAAAGCGCCTACGGCATCGATATGTTCGATTTCGTATTGCTCCGGTTTCACACCGAAAAGACCAGTAACAGAAATAAAGATAGTTGCTGCAGGGCTAAAGAATATAAGACCACAAACGAAGCTTAGAAAGGCTAATACCGATCTACGTTTAAAGCTATATTCAGTAGCAGCAGTAGTAAAGAAGATGGCTCCCAACAGTGAACCCATAACAACTTCTGCTGGAAGCCCTGCGAAGTAACCAAGAAAAGCAGTAGTGCCGATCCCAGCTTTTGTGTAGACATCTTCTTGCATGAGTGTAGTACCAGTGATTAATGAATAATCATGATACTACACAACCAACAAGATAACCAAAAATGCAAATAAAATTAAATAATAAATTGAAACTATTAATTTTTATTAATATGGATAAAATGAATGACACTAACTTATACTTTTGAGATAATACGTTAATTAATATAATCATCTAAAATATAGATACAATAAAGGTTGTAAAGAAAGATGTTTAATAAAATCTTTTCAAACACACTGAAAACAAAAAAATCTAATTATTTACCAGAAGTTGATGGCCTTAGAGCTATTGCTGTTATCATTGTGCTTATTTTTCATCTAAATCCAAATGGATATTTTAAAGGTGGTTTCATTGGCGTTGATATATTTTTTGTGATTTCTGGTTTTCTTATTACTGGAATAATATATGAAAAACTTTTAAGAAATGAATTTTCTTATTTAAAATTCTTAGAGTTCAGGATATCAAGACTTTATCCAGCCTTACTATTTACAATAACTGTTACATTAATAATTGGTTTTTTATTTTATAGTCCTGACTATTATCAAAATGTATCAAACGCTGGAGAATATGCTTTATTCTCTATTGGAAATATCTTTTTTGCTAAAGATAAAGGTTATTGGGACCTTGATTCTATAACAAACCCTTTTTTGCATACATGGTCTCTTGGTGTTGAACAGCAATTTTACTTATTGTGGCCTTTATTTATTATATTAGCTTTCAAGTTAAGTAAAAGCAAATTACTAATACTATCTGTTTTTTCTTTTTCAATATTCCTTATAATTAGTAAATCACAAGAATTTAATTATATAAGTGAGATTATTAACAACAATATATACATAATATTTTCTTTATTTATTGCATTATTATTTAGTAATGATAAAAACAAATTAATTATATCAATAACAGTCATATCATTACTATCTTTATATAGTGCTGAAATTTTATCAAGAACACATCAAACTCAAAGTTTTTATCTTATGCCTACTAGAATATTTGAACTTGGAGCTGGTGGAGCTTGGTATATATACACTAAAAATAATAATTTTAAAAAAATAAATATTTCAAATAATTTTAAAGAAATAATATTTTTAGTAGGGATTATTTCCTTAATTTATATGGCAATTAATTATAGTGGTGATATGCCATCACATCCTGGCATCAGAACTATACCAATAGTAATCGCTAGTATTTTCTGTATATATGGAGGCACAGCAAAATATTCAGGAATTATAATAAGAAATAGATTTTTTGTATTAATAGGGTTGATTTCTTACTCAATATATTTAATACATTGGCCTTTGATTGTATATTATAAATATATAACATTTTCAAATGAAATATCTCCTATCGCCCAAATTTCAATATTTATAATTTCTATTGTATTTGGTTTTTTTGTATATACTCTAATTGAAAATAAGTACAGAAGGTTTAGTTTGTCGTATACATCAAAATCATTATTTATATTTCTATTTGTTATAATTGTTATCATAGCTTTTTCAATGATAACCGTTAATATAAAAAGAGACAATGCAACAGTAGTCGAAACATACTCTGCTTGGTCTAAAAAAGAATTTTGCACAAGAGCACCGAAATCTGAAGGAGCTGTTTGGAGCTGTATTACAGGTGATCTATCTGCAAGTAATAAAATATTAGTTATTGGTGATAGTCATGCAGCTCAATTAATACCCTTTTATAACTATATCGGGAGTAAAAACAATATAGAATTTTTAGTAATTGCAGCACCTCATTGTATTCCAATTGAAGGATTTAATATTAAAGGATCAAGTCACCCTGAATCATGCAAGAAAACTATTGCATATGCTAAAAATATCATACCAAATTATGATAGAATAATTATGAATGGCTTATGGGAAGATGGACACACTAATAATAACTATTTTAAGAATTTATTATCGAATTTTATAATAAACTTAGATAATGAAGGTAAGAAATTAATTTTTATCTCTGCAATTCCTAAATTGCAATCAGATCCTACATATCTAAAAGATTCATACCTACTTAGATTTTTTGCAGATATTAAGACATTAAAAACACCCATTGATGCTAATAAGGAATTTTATAAAATAATATCCAATTTCAATAACGCTAAATTTTTAGATTTATACAATAGCCCTGCATTTGAAAATATACCTTTTTATAATGGAGAGCTGATGTTTTTTGATCACTATCATTTAAATAATTATGGTTCTTTAATCTATGCAAAATATTCTGAAAAAGATATTTTAAATTCAATTAAATAATTATTAAAAGGACTAGTTTTTATATCTAGTCCTTTTGAATTTATATATTTTATATAACTAATATTTTCCCAACTCTTTCTTGTTTCACATCAATCCCTTTATCTTGCCTATTCTGAATACCACCTGAATATTTATTTTTATATGAGATAACATTTATTATATGCAAGTTATCATCTTGATATGCTTTTTGTATTATAAGTGTACTATCATCACCAACAATAGAACATCTATCTAAAGATAAATTTATAATACCAGATCTATAGTATGCTGGTGATACTATGCTATATTTATCTATTGATATATCACATGTAGTAAATGATATTGAGTTAATACCATCCATGGGTGAGATAGCTCCTTGTTCATACGAACCGAAATCTTTTGATGTTCTTTTAAGCGCTATATTTATAAATGATATATCCATATAATTTATATTAATCCTGCTATTAAACAATAGTAATGGCTTTTTTGATGATTCACCATATTTATAAAATGATAGAGAACCATTGGAAAAATTTATTTCCGTGTTAACTGTATACTCACCATCTGAATATAAATTAATACGCCTATTTGAACCCGATGATAAAGTTTTATTGGATGACAGATAAAACACTCTTACCCTTTCCAAAGCTACATCTATTGATTTCAATGGATAATCTTGTGTTCCTGTATTTATATCATCTCCATTTATTGAATCAACAAAAATCTCTTTAAAATCAAAATTATCGATATTCAATCCCCTAGTATATTGTTTAAAATAATATGGTACTTTAATTCTATTACCATAAAAATCCACATAAGGAAATCTATCAATCACACCAGATTGAGTATCTTTATTCAAGAGCCAATCATTATTAACCCCCATACAGAAAGTACCTTTATCATTAGCTCCTGTTATTTCTCCTAAAGTCAACTTACTATTATAGCCAACAACTGAGCTCTCTTTATTTCTCTCAGAATATAAACAGCGTACATCTGCACCACCTTTTGCTATTGCAAGAGAATAATCATTACCTTCACTAGTTAGATTTGTACTAGTGGTTCCTTGAGACCAGTAAAAAATAGCACCGATTTTAGAGTTAGGGTCGGATATTTTCTGAGTTGATAATCCAGTTGATGGTTCTGAAGACTCAATTGGGTTTAGATATGGATTTCCTGCTAATGGTGTACCAGTTCCGCCGGTGTAATAGCCGTCAATGTGAGAATTATTGCCATCTTGCCCAGAATAAACTCCAAATTTAATGTGCTCAGTCCGAACATCAACTTTACTACACCATGAGCAATTTAAAATAATACCGCAGTCAATTTTATTCGCGAATATATCATAAACTTCTGATATTGGACTTCCTACTAATCTAACGCCACCTAGAATTTGATTTTTGGGTTCTATGCTGTAACCGTGGGTGACAATACCATGAGTCGCTGTTACTTTCTTTGTATCCAACCAAATGACTCCAGAGAAGTACCCCTGCCCGATCAACTCGCCTGTATCAACAAGATAATTAGCCGATTGCACTGCAAATTGTAACGGATCGTCAAAGTCTGGAATTAAGACGCTGTGCGTTAAACCTGAAAAATACCAACGCGAACCCATGCCATAAAACTTCATATAAGGCGGGAGTAATATCTGCTTAGTAATACGGTAAGAACGACGACTTAATCTGACATTGAATTTAGGGTTTCTTTTCGATGTTTTTTCCCAATCACCTTGGTATTCTGTCGATAAAGATGCATTGATTGCCTTATTTATCGCCCACCAATCATCCGTTACTCCATCACCTTTAGCGCCAAACCAATCTACACAGGCGTCACCGTTAATGATAATATTAGCCCATAGTCCGTTGCTTAACTGAACTCCAGTGCCATCATCGTTATCACTAATAACTCGGTAATGTTGTGCATTATCAAATGGATTATAATATCCTGCCATACTAATTATGCTACCAATTGAAAAAGAATACTTTCTTAAATCATCTATACTATTAACTCTAAACTGAGTTATTTCTCTGAGTGATGAGTCTCCAATACTTAACCATCTACCAGAACCAATTCCCCCCGAGTTTTGTGGTATAGAGTTTGCAGAAACTAATTTTGGTAAATCACCATCCCAACGATAATATTCTCCATTACTTTCCCAATGTAACGCCTGATACCGTGTGGTTATCTCCGCGCCTTTCTCAAAAGAATCAACAAGTACATAACCAAGCGAACCAGTTTCAGCAGGATCAAGTAATTGAGGGTAGCCTTCATTATCAAAACCAAGCTGTTTATTTCTGCGTTGTTCAGCAGATGGTAATGCCGGTATAGCCTTATCCTTTACCCTTAATGTCTTGCTATCAATATCCTTAATACTGTTATCAACATAGTCTTTATTTACTGCATCAGTACCCAACTTAGGCGGTGCTAAATTAGCAATGCGATTGCCTTTAGCATCGTAATAATTCGATAGATAGGTAGGTTTTCGTAAGCTTAAAGAGAAAGTACCCAATGCTTTTTGAATTAACATTGTTAGATAATCAAAGGCATCTTCATGTACTTCAGCAAAGAATTTCCCCTGATTACGTAAGTCAGTTTCTTGTACAACAGGTAAATCACGTTCTAATAATATCTTCCAGCCTTTGGCTAATGGTTTATTTAAAACCACCTTACCGCCATGAAAAGAACCGGCTCCAACAATAGTGTAATCAGTACCATTCTTTAATGTTGTTTCATTTCCCTCACTGTCAGCAACCACAACAATCAAATGTTTGCCTTCAAAGATACGGAAGCGGAAATCAAAATCCGTTGTTACGCCATTGCCTACATACTCTTCATGGCTTAGTTCAGTAGATACCGTCATTGCTCATCTCCTCTGGTGTTAATGAGGATATGATACGTTTAACTATAAAATATATCCATATTTGCAATAATGGTTATCAAATAGATAATTAGATTAACCATTTAGATAAACATTTTAATACATTTACGTTATTATAGTTCGCGTGACCGTTTTCATTAGTGAGGACTTTAGCCATGGAAAAGAAATATGAATACCCTGCACCAGCTAACTATCCAGATGTAGTGAATACAGATGAAGGGATTGAAAAGTTAATTACAAAATCAAACCTTGAAGCACTTTTAACAAAGATTGGAGAAGATGGTCATGATGTATCAGCTCCACTTGTAGAACTGATAGCAATGAGAAACTTTATAGTTCAAAAGATGAGAGGCAATAAAAATATAATACCGTTAGTGGAATGTATTTTAGCTGAATTGAAAAAATGAGATATGCACCGCATTCGCGGTGCATTGCTTAATACCCTCTTACATTTCTATTATATTCTTCAATTACTCTATTTGCGTTTTCTATAGCTTCTGACTTAGCTTCCTGTATACGTTGTATATCATTGTTTGCTTTATCAACATATTCTTTAGCTGCATCAACATAGCGTTCAGCCTCATTTTTATAATTCTGCCAAGAGTACTGATCGTCTGTATATGGTCTGCTTGGTTCCATATCATTGAATGATGGGTAATTACTACCATATAAATTGCTACCACCATACACATAAGAATATGCATTAAAACTAAATAACAACGATGTTATTAATAATAAGTTTTTCATCAATACCCCTCGTCATCAGCAATATCATTCCATGAATCTTTATGAGGTTTGTTATATTTTTTATAACATAGATCATCAAGTTTTCGCTTTAGTTTACTAACCTTGTCGTAATTCATTCCCCAGTAGACTAAACCACCTCCAGCTATACCGCCAGCAAGTGCGGAACTAACATCTGTTCCCCATATGTATTTGCTTATAAGTAATACTATTCCAGCAAAAAATATATATAGCCCTATTCTAGAATTCATTTGAGCGTCACTTTTATCTTTTTCTGCATTTCTAATAGGTTTATTCATATTCATCTAACCACCATTACTTCATCTGTTCTTCAACCTGATTCAATAATGGTGACAAATAAAACAAGTTTTGGAAAGGTAATAGTTTGCGCACAGATCGCACTTCTCTATCATCAAATTCACCGTTTAATACACCTGATGTGATGTTTTTAATATCACCGCCAAGGTCAAATGTAGGCCCTAATAATGCACCAATCCCATTACGGCTTTGATAACGTGAGGCTGGTGGCCCACCAAACATAGCACTCATACCATAAGTACCACCGCTAAGGTTTTCCAATACGTTGTTAGGCTCACCTAACCAGCCCATCATTCCTGACCAGTCTAAACCCTCTTTTACTAAGTTAGCCGGTTCGGTATTAATATCTCGTCCTGCCATTTTGGCCTTGAGAACATAGACTAGGGATCCAAGTGCAACCTGAAGCAATGCACCATAGTAAAATGATGCATCACCCGATTGTATGCCTGAGACCAACGCTCTATTGTGAGTAGCAAAGAAGAAGGTTTTAAACTGCATAACTATCTTACCTAGTTCACTGCTCATCATTAATGGTGTATCACCAATGCCTGGTGTTATAACTGTAGTTCTTACATCTTTTAATACTGCTGCCTGAAATGTTTCACGCACAACACGATCATCCCATAAGTGGCTATGCCCTGTTAACATACCGTCTAAGTCTTCACCATGTCGCTTAAACTGATCTGCTATACGCTTTAGCATTGATTCATCAATACCAATATGAGCCAGTTTCTTTATTTCTCGTTTACTTAACGAACCACCAGCGTCTAAAGTGTTTGCTGCTCTCAGCACCTTAGATTGAGTAATAACACCAGACCACATTTTCATAGTATCGGTGTATTGGTTCATCAATGTAAGGTTGCCAAATTTCTGTGATGACCATTGTAAGCCACGCTCTAAATAGCTGCGTCTGCTATATGGATCGCTAAGGTCAGCAATCACCTTAGAACGACTTGATAATACATATTCAAGACCAATACCCATTTCGCGTAAATCAGCTTTAGCAATGCGCATAGCACCGATATCAGTTAGCATCTTACCCAATGGTTTTAACGCACTACGTAAACCGTGCTGCATAATCGGACGAGCCATATCAGGTAATGATGATATTGTCATACCACCTAATAAACGTAAGAAGTTAACGTGACGAGCCACACGACCAGCACGAACAAAGAAACTAGAGGGATCTTTAGGTGCGCCATAAGTTCCTAATAGACGGTCACGCATAGCACGAATATCACGTAAATCCGCCTCTCTTCGTGCTTCTAATCGACTACGTTCTTTAGGAGTGGTTGCATCAGCAATAAGCTGGTTGTATTCCTCTGTAATCGCTTTGATTTGATTATCCATATCAACACGACCAAATTTAGCCGTGAGTTCAATTTCAGGCGCGACTTGGCGAATATAGTTTTCCATTACATAGTTAACATCTGATTCGAGATAGTCTTTAATGCGTTCATCAGGAATGTTTAGAGTTCTATCTTTTGTAAAACCAGCACGTTTAACTAACCCATCAGGGATCAGTTCACTGGGTACAATGCCAGACGGAGCACCAATAATTTTATTAACGATATCATCTGCTGCCGCATCTAACTCTTCACGCTCTAAAGGTGTCATGCGATTTAATGCGGACTGTCTAATTCTGTCATGGCGAGTTAATGAATTTGCTGTTCGTGTTAAACGACGATGTTCATTTCTAAACTTGCGAGGGTTATCAAGAATATCAACGCTACGTTGTAATGCAGGTAATTTATTCTCAGCATCATTAATACGCTGTAATTTTCTTTGTAATGTTGCTTGTCTTCTTGTTTGCGTTTTATTTAGCTTAGCAAGGTTAGATAGTGAATTTAACTCAACTTCTACCGCATTCTTTTCATTAATGATTTTTTGATATTTATTAATATCATCCATCAGCAAAGATTTTTTACCTGACCAACTCTCAGCCTCTTTAATCTCAAGCCCTAAACGTTCAGCTTGTGGTGAAGCGTTACGTGCTTTATCAATACCGATTTCAGCACGATCAAGGCTACCTTTGGCTTTATTTATCGAGGTTTGATTAATCTCTTCTAACCAGTCAGCAATGATTTTCTTAAATTCAGTACGATCATTTAAAATTTTGTCGAATTTATAAATACGAGGGAAGTAGCTTTGTGCTGTTGTCACCTTTACACCTTCACGTAAGATCCCTAATTCAACCATTCTATCTTTGGTTGCTTCGACAATAGGTCTAATAGAACGTGCTGCCTCTGCCACTTGTGGTATTGCATGAGTATCACCATTGCGCATAGCATCACCAACAGCTTCACTAAATTGGTAATAATTCATATCACGGCCACCAGATTGACGATATTGTTTAAAGTGGTCTTTCGTTGATTCTACTTGTTTATAAACGAGAGTTTCATAACCTCTCACTTTTGTTTCAACAGCGGTAAATGTCGCAATACCTTCTTCATTTTTAGCAAAGGTAAAATTATTTTCTGTGAGTTGCTGGTTAATTTGGCGCGCTGTTTTAGAGGGTGACTGAGCAACACGGCCAACAGGGCTAACATTCATCGTACGATTAATAAATGATGGCCCTTTTAAGGTCTCTTGTTCTAATGTGGTGTTAGGGACTTCCATTGCACCAACACTAGAATTATCAGGAATATTATTTGGAATATTTTGTTGTCCTGATTGTTGTTCTCCAATTAAATCATTTCTTACTTTTGTTACCAATTCACCACGGTTTTTTACTAATTGCGCAGCTGAACCTAAGGTTCCACCGATCATGGCATCAAGTGTAATGTTAATTGCACTTTCAGTTAATGTTCGTGTTTCTTGGGTACTATGTAATGCCATTTCAGAAGCTACGCCACCAGCGGTATTTGCCAATGCAAACTTACCTGCGGTTGTGGCCACACTGCCACCTTTTACAATGGCTCCCCCTGGTATCATCATTGCAGCAACATTAATTGGATCAATAACCCCCATAGCAATACTACTCACAACACCAGCACCGCCAGCATCTGCTAACATTTGCTTATCGTTACGCTCACGATCAATACGTTGTTTTATTGCTGCGGTTTCTTGAGGAGAATTTGAATGAATAAAGGCATCGGCATAGTCTTCATAACCTGAAAGCGTTAATTCATCTTCAAATGGGTTATAGCCGTCTACATCTTCAAATTGATTAAAAGGTACAGTAGCAATCAAACTACCCACTGAGTTATCGATACGAAACGCTGCATCACGTAATTCTTTAGTTTGCCGTCTATCATCAAGCGGATTAATAGGATCATACCAAGACGGTGAAACATTATCACCGTAAGCAGGTTCTTGTTGCTGAACAGCATTAATATCCGCAGATAAAATATCATCAGGTTGTTGTTCGTAAATAGGCATCAGTCTTTATCCCAAGAAAAATAATTATTGAATTTATTTACTCGCTCATTGTGAGCTTCTTTATATTGCTCACGGATACTTTGACGACGTTCATCAAATTCTGAGTGCGATTTATCCAATGCTTCTTCTCGTTCCCTTTTATCCTGTGCTTCCTTAACGCTTTGTTGGCGTTTTTCCATTACCTCTTTATACATTGGTGATGATGACTGTTCTGGTTTAAAGCGAATAGGCAAGCCGTTATCTCCCGTGTATGGGCGATAAATAGGGATATCATCACTACCGGTTTGTTTTATCATTATGCCGTAGCTGTAATCTCTTGGTGTCACTGCATCAGAGACAATAACGATTTCAGTGCCAGAAGAAGCGCCACCAAATGACTTAGACATTAATTGCTTTTTCTCTTCTTCCCATTGACCCGCGATCCAATTGCCAGCACCCGATTCATTGATGCCGTATACAGCTTCTGGTGCATAACGCATAACTTCTTCGCTACCATTAATATTTGATACCGCCCACGTTCTTTTAATTTGAGCGTTAGTCATTTTCTTGGCGAGTTCTGCGTCACCGCCTGTTTCAGCAAAGTTAGCGTCATACAGTGTTTGATAGTCACGTAAGTAAGCGCCATTTTGAGTACCAGGCTTACTAACGCTTGGTGAAGAAAATGGTTTATACCAAGGGTAAAAATCATTGATATTAGATTGCGCCGCTTTATCTCTATCCTTGATATATCCTTTATCCCTGATTTGAGAAGCGATCATTTGCTTAGTGCGTTCATCTTGTTCAAATGTCGTCTTAAATGCAGTTTCTACCGCTTTCTCATCAGGCATACCTGCACGACTTAAACTATATACTTTTGAGTAATACGCCATTGTGCTTGATGGAATATCAGTCGCTGATGCCGGATTGTTATCAAATATCTGCCCATACATTTTCGCGATAGGAAGAACAACTTCAGGATCTTTAGATGTTGCCCCCATATTCAATATAGACTTAACTTGTGATGGGATAATCCCTGTTCTTGCTGTAAGTTCAGCAACGGCATTTAAGCTGTTATCATCACGTAAATTAAAGCTCTGCTGAATATATTTTTCAAAGTAATCATCTGCTGCCTGCTGATTATTCTTATCATTAGGATCAAGTGGAAAATTATTTTGAATGGAAAGCTGTAATCGGTTAGCTGCAAACTGTTTATCTTGTTCCTTGATATTACCTTCAACGAACTTACCAAATTTCTCCCAACGTTGAATTTTGCTTTCGTAGTTTGCTTCACGCGTTTGAGGTCTAATTTGTGATAACAAAGCTTGCTGTGCTTGTGGAGACATCTCTTTAGCTGCTGACATAAAACCAGCATAACGCTTAGCTTCTTGCATATCAGCAGACATAGCCGAACCTTTGTCATAGCCAAACGCAGAGATTAATTCATCATGAGTAGGCGCATTAGGTGCTTCAAGCCCTCTTTCCCATGCTGCGTAAGAGTCCGCTACACGAGTACCGAGTTGTTGCTGTAACTCACCTTGTTTTTGCTTGCGTAGCTGTTCTGCTTGTCGTAAATATTTTGCTTGGTCAGCTTCATCTAAGGCATCGAAAGCAGCAGATCCGGTTAATAGTTTTGGTGCTTCTGATGTCGCTTGTAACTCAACAAAACCAAGTGCTGACTGTATGCCTGTTGCTATCTGCTCATCAGTGTAATTAACACGGTTACGCCCATTCTCTTTATACATTATCGCTGTCGATAAATGCGTTAAGGTATCTAAATTCGTTAAATCTAATGGTTGATTAGGTGCAACACCAAGGTAATCAGATACATACTCAATGTATGCTTGAGTATCATTATTATCTTCTGGTGGCGCCCAACGATTAATGATCTGCTCTGGTGTAACAAAACCCTGTCGAGCATAAGAAAGTAGATTTTTACCTAATGCTCTAATACCGTGCTCAGGTGTGGCAAACTTAGCAAATGCACCATCATCACCGGTTTGCCCTACCCATTTATTGCTAGATATACGAATATTACCAGGGTTGTTGTTTCTAACACCTCTTGTATCACCGTTACTAGGTGTATACATATTCTCTTGCTGTTTATGCAGATTATCAGCGTAAGCAGTAGCATCTTCAGGGTTATCAAAAATCCCTAAGTGCTTACCTGTTTGCTCGTATAACGCAATAGCTTCATCATCAGATAACAGCTTGCCATCGTCACTTACGGTAGGTATTAGCACTTCACCATCATCGGTACCAATAGAAATCGTTCTTACTGTACTAATTGAGCCGTCTTCGTTTTTAACTGTTGGCCTATTGAGTAAATTAATATTACCCTGTTGGGTCATTCCTTTAACTTTACCAACAGTACCACCATAGAACGCATTATTTCTGGTAGCACCACCAAGGCTTGAAGGTTCTCCATTTCGTTCTAAGAACCCCATATAATCAGCACCGAGTTGGTTTTCAATCGCTTTACGAGCAGTTGCCACTTTGAATTCTTGTTTCTTGGCGAGGATCTGCTCTTCACCCCAACCGTGTGATAATCCAAACTCTTCTATTTGCTGAAACACTTGTTTATGTGCAGAGATATAAGCCTGATTATCACCGTACATTGATGCGGCAGACTCTGCATTTAATGTTAGCGTTGATTGAAACTGATCTTGTTCATAAGCTTTGATTTGCCCCATCTCATGACGATTCGCTTGTGATGCAAACTGAACACCCATTTCTTGCGCTTGTTGCATAAAGCTTTGTCGAACAATATCGTCAGGTAATGTTGATGATATTTCACCAGCATAATCACGAAATGACTGCTCATACTCAGACGCTTTACCAATCGCATTCTTACCTTGCTGTGAAAGTAATCCATTTTGCGGATGGGTCATCAGTTCATTGGCTTTTTGTCGTAGCTGTAATGCGGCATCTTGCGCCAGTGCGACATTGGCCCTTTGTTTTGCTTCTGCAAACAAACCAACATATTGCTCACCAACACGACCAATGCCAGCGCCAAAAGCATCAGATGATGATTGAACAGAAAACCCATTATTCGGTAACTGTTCAGGCATAACCGTTCTATTATCGTATGTAGGAACCTTTGGCATAATTAAAATCCTTTTGGTGCTTTAGCGAATGTTTTGCCGGCTTTCGCAGCACCTGAGCCACCACCACCGAACGGACTCCATGTACCACCAGCCAACTGATACGCGCCATAAGCTTGAATAGGGGCTGTTAATAACGTTGTCATTGCACCCATATTGCCTGAGCGTCTTGCCATTTTTGCATTAAGGCGATCATTCTCAGCTTGCATACGATAGCCATACGCTTCACGAGAAGCGTTATTAACCATAGTTAACGCATCAAGCTCACCCATTGCAGCAGTATCACCTAAAATATCTAAAGCCCCAGCAGTGCTTAAATCAATGCCACTGGCTGACATTGTTGCTGCCTGTGTACCTGCTAATTGGCGAGTGCGTCTACGCTGTTCTTGTGCCTGAGCATTGCCTTTATTAATTGCATCAAGTGCAGCATCTTCATTAATTTTGGCGTTTTGATTAGCCACTGATGCTTGAAATTTACCATCGGTATATTGTCCGTATGCTTGCAATGCAGAAGTACCAATTACTGCTGCCGCTAATGTTGTTGGTTCACACATTATTTAGCCCTCAATGTAAAACGATGGAAAGGTAACTGAAGTAAACCTGTTGGCTTTGCTTCTTCAATCTGAAACCCCAACCAATGGAGCCACGCCTTAGCAATATGATTACGTTCATCGACATAATTCATCAGTGTTGGGTATTGCCCTAACATCTGTTTTAAGATGGGTTTACAGCGTCGTAGAAAGGTTTTCTGGTGTTGCTCTAATAAATCAGTCCCCACTAGCCAAGGGATACCTAAACCAGTAAGTAATGAGCCAGAAGCAACACCAAAAATAGTCACCACCTCATCATTAATAATGCCGACATAGGCTTTAGTAGAAACAGATAAGCCATGTCGTAATACCTGCTCAGGTGTTTGCATTGACATAGCGTAGAACTCATCAACATCAGCTTGTCTTACATGTGGTAATAAACGAACAATATGTTCATGAGTAGCAGGAATAATTTGTACATGATGTTTTTTCATATCAGAAACCACCAGCATCAATACGCGGAATAACAGAGAGCACCGCTAACGGTAACGGATCAACCTGTCTAATAAAGACACGTCCGTTTTTGCTCCAATCTGCATCTAAATTAATTTCAACAATGCCTGTGGCATCATCAACAGGATTGTCGTAAAACTCGAATTGACGTTGAGGATACTCATATAGCCGTTCTTTTTCAGTACCAGCCCAAATACCCCGACTACTATTTACAATTAAGCTGGCAACCTTAATAAGCTTCTTCTTATCAAGTAATGTTTCTTGCCCATTGATATGGATATCAAGCGTTTCTAATTCGCTGGTAATAGGTAATCCGATATGTACTACGGCTGATGGCGTATCAATTTCCACTGTACCATTGGTGACAATGGCCTGCGGTGAAACATTAGCATCGGAAAGAATATTAACTGTCTTACCTTCAAGATGATTTAAGCCAGCAAAGCGATAGCGGGCTATGCTCCATTCAGTAGTGGGCGTATTTTGTAATACTGGTGGAATATTGCGATTAGCAGAAATAACCACTTGATTTTCAGATATATATTGAACAATCTTACAGCGAAGCTCTTTATGTTCATTATCTTCAAAATAAGGAATATTGACGGCACTACCAATATCAGAAGCACTAAAGACCGGATCACCTGAAATCACTAATGGATAGTTTTCTTGATAGTTCCACTCACCCGCTCCACCAGTGATGGTTGCTGTTTTTGATATATCAGTATTTCTACCGTCATAACTTAAGCCAGAATCCACAAAGAAAGCATCTTCTGTGCGAGTAAATAAACGGCTAGCCAAGCGCTCTACATACCGAACCTGTTTACCGTTTACTGTGCGCTGAACAATAAAATAGGCTGAATCTTCATTGCCTTCACTGATAGAACACGTTGACTCAAATTTCCCTTCTGTCGATTGTGGCGCCCATGCAAAAACTTGCTGTTCTCTTAAATAGGTTAAAGCCAACATTAACCCATCGTCACGTATGCACCATGCAATAGAATATGGAACCGTAGTAAATGACCAATCAACAATGCGGTGACGTTGAAATAGGTGATTTGCCAACATAGTTAAGTCAGTGCCTTGATACCCATCAACATCAAAGGAATACGATAAATCACGCACAGCACTGCCTTTCTCTTGTATATAAAGCGCAATGTTCGCAACAGAGATTGGAGGTAAATCACTTGAACCGTTAGCCCCTTGTGATGACATTGAAAAACTGGAAGGTGTAAGCACTTTGTTCTGATCGCCTGTTATTTGATATTCACCGCCTGAGGTCAATGCCACCAGCGAACCGACATCAATCAAATGGCGAATTTCATTAACTTGACGACCTGCATACGTGTAGATAATGCGATCATCATCTTGAATAGGATTGTTGCGCCCAAAGTCTTTATAGTCACCGCTACGACTGGCCCATATCGTTTGTGGATAGGCACGAGAGCCGGCAAAGAATAAACGTTGTTGATAATAAACAACGGTGCTTGGATAACCATCAACATCATTCCACACTGCACGCGCCCATTTATGGCTTGCATTATCTTCACCAACGGCATTGGATGGAATATAAGAGATCACCTTTCCTGTGGCTGTTTTACCATCTTCACTAACAGTTTCAATTTTTACGATACCAAAACCACTATGCAAATATTCCCACTGGATCCCTGTATCACCACCCCAACCATCCCAACTCATTCCTTCCGTGTGAGAAGGTCTTAGTGTTCCTGTTTTACCGCCACTATTGGCACGATAGTAGTTACTGTCAGCACGGCGTTGATCATTAAGGTTGGTTGTTTTATCTGTTTCCCATACAGGAACCGCATCAATATCACGTTGCTCTAAATAGAACTGTTTACCTATTTGCTCGCTACCAAAAATATCATGCGTAGACGTTAACGTAATTTGCCCTGTGCTTGCACTGGCATAGACTTTCATTGCCTTATCGGTATTGATATCTTCAAAGGGGCCGTTCTTGGTTTCAACGGAGACTAACTTCCAATCATCATGATCGTAACGCTGTAACTCCATTGGTGGATAATCAGTATGAACAATCGTCATAACATCGGCTGATTGCGTATACTTCAAATCAAATAAATCAGCTTCTTTATAAGGTGTCGCTAATTCAAACACTTCGCCTTTATGTTCACCATCAGCATAGAGAACCTGCCCACCATCTTTAAATACGCGAATATAACGATCACCAAACTCTAACGCATAGGTTTGTACGGTGCTGAATTGGAAAGGAATAAGGCGAGACTTCTTATTTTGATACTTTGTTTCAGCAATAAATCGTGTGCCTGGTCTATTCTCAACGCCACCATATTGACGAACAATAAAGTTATGGCACTTGCGCAGTGCAGTTGAATACTTCGCAAGATCAACACGACCATATAGGCTTGGTGCAATTTCACCGCCTGAAAAACTAGGTTGAATAAGACTAAATGGCATTATGACAACCTCGCTTGTGTGAATTCATCCATATAATCAGTTGGCTCTGCTGACTCACTTAATGAATGTGCGGCCGCACTTTTAATAACACCTTGGTAAATTTGTAGTGCTTCACCACCAATACCCGCATTTGATGCCAATGGACGAGCCAATTCAGCCGCTAAACGCCATGCAAGCGCATCTTTAAATAACGCATCAAACATATTGACGTCAGTAATACGTGCAACATACTCAAGCCATGCACTAGGATGATCAGTAAAAATTAATCGACCAGTACCGTTTTCATCTGAACCAACATGAAAATGGATTGCTGTATCTGGTCTACGGTACTTTTGATGAAGTTCGACAATACCAATGGCTTTTAGGCAATCATTAGGATAGCGATAGGCATACGCCCAATTAGGTGGAGGATTATTTGTATTGGCTAATGCCACCTTTTTAGTTGCAAAGTTCCAAGGAAAATCGGCCAATACACTATCACGGCATTGCGCATAATGAAGGTTGCATTGAACCGCTTCTTTGCTGGATTCAGTCATACTATTAATCGAACGACTATTGCCAATGCGACTTAATGCAATATTGCAAATTTCAATTTCTGAGGCCATATCATTTATCTCCAATAAAAAAGGGGCTTTCGCCCCCCCTTTATCATCGGGGGTTAAACCCCAAGTTCTTTCCGCTTTTCATCTATTGCGGTGCGCATTTTATCTGCGCCCATATTGTGATGAGGTGCTTTACCAAATAGCTGGGTATATTGCTCACGAAGCGCATCAAGGCTTGAGTCAATCGCCACACCTAAACCGCTAACAGCAATATTACTTACGCCTTCACCAGTATTATCACCAGTCCCATCAGCCACACTGTGAGTATTAAGTCGAGCATCAGCGCCACCAATTAACGCTAAGTTATCGCCAGCTATACCGTCGTACTCAACCTCTTCACCGATTTCAAGTAGACGCCCAGCGATAAATGATTTTTTTAAAACCTTATATCGTGACATGTCACACCTTATTGAGTTACAGCATCGTAAATAGGATGAGCATCAACAGTTAGGTTAATACCCGCAGTGAACTTACCCGCCGTTAATGGACCTTCTGCAACAACATATTGCAGGCGCAGGTACTTCAGAACGCCTTGAGGTACTTTCGCCACAATACGTTTACCTGCATTTAAATCAGCAATTGGTATTGCCACAGATTCAAAGATAGATTTAGCATCAGAGAATTTATCGTCTGTCGCGGTTTCTAACTTAATTTGAACAGTCGCTTCACCTGATGCTTTAGCCTGTTCAGTCACTTGTGCAAACAGTTCTAATGGCTCACCAATACCGATATCACGAAATGCGCCATGCACTGGCGTTAAGTCAATAATTTGCTTACTTACAGCAGATGCAGTAACCACCTGATCCAGTGAAAAAAGCGTTTCTTTATCTAAAATCATTTTGACTATCTCCAAATAAATGAAAGTTAGCGGAGCCGTTAAACGACACCGCAATAACTTATTTCACCTGATCTTCAGTCGTTAAAATGGCATCAACACGGCGAACAGGAATTTCATCGAATGAAACAACTTTCTTACCGGCAACTTCTGCCATGGAAATATTGACGTTTTTGCTGTTTTTAATTTGACGACGCATCCAGCTACGAATTTGCTGGTTACAATAAAAAACAGGACGCCCCATAGAGAGGTTAGGGATCTTCTCAATTGCTTGAATAAACAAGTCTGGCAAATCGAGTGTGTCCGCTTTTTCTGGATCTTTACCAATTTTGGATAAATCAATATTGGCGATACGGACAACATAACGCCAGTCACGAACTGAGATACCATTTTTCCATTGGAAGTGAGTACGAAAGCCTTGGTATTTACCTTTGTTCTCATCTTCTAAAGTAACTTCGCCTAAATGGTTTTGCTCTAAACCTGCTTTAGAACCTTTAGGGAAAATACCGTGAACCGTGTTTTCACCCCATACGACTAACCACACAGAAGTTAAGTTACTGCCAGTACCTCCAGCATCAATGATGTTGACGGCATTCTTTGCTTTCATATCGTTAAAGCGTGCAGCTAAACCCGTAAAGCGCTGAGGATGAACCGTCGCATCACCATAAATAACCGTTTCCGCCATTTGCTGGTTCATTGACTCTAAGAATGCAATTGATTCAGACAATAGAAATTCATTCTTTTGCCCGTTCAAGTTAGCAAGATCTTTATCAACCTCAGAATAGGTTTCAAGCATACCAATCGCATCAGTAACCTGTGCTGTGGTTGATTTGCTTGGTGGTACACCATAGTTAAGCAAGCGCCATGTTGCCGACGGCAGACCTGTACGAACGGTTGTACGGTGACCCGTTGGTAAGTTACCTTCAACGAAAACCATATCATCAAGGATTTCATTAGACTGATTCAGCAATTCGACGATCTTCGCTTGCTTGCTGTCAGGGCCTTGTCGTTTAGCCCAATCAACGAGAGTTAAAGCAGGCATGTTATTTCCTCTTTGTTATCCAAATAAAACATCAGCAGCACTTTTACTGCCGTTACTGTTGCCAGTGACAAGACCGTCCTCTGACATTGCTTTGCCTATCTTGGCGAAAGCCCGAATAATCTCTGGGTGATTACCTAACCCTGTTTCTGTTAAATACAATTTCAAATCATCAGAACCATAGGTATCTAATGCCTTTTGTGCTGCACCAATAGACTCATTTGATCCTAATTCTTCATCTGCTTTAACAGTTTTAGCCCATTGCTCAGTCTGCTTTTGCCAACCATCATTGATTTGTTTCTGAATAGCAGGCATGATTTTAGAGCCATAAACATCAACCAGTTTTTGCGCTTGTTCATTGTTTAAATTCAGCTCACGAGCAATAGGCTCAAAGACTTCCAATGCACCTTTATCAAGCTCTTGCCCTTCTTCTGGTGCTTTAAATTCATACTTTTCAGGCGCACCTACATCTGATTTATTGGCATCATTTTTCTTATCAGCCGGCTTGCCCTGCTCTCCACCATTCTCTTTTTCAGTGCTTTTATTAGGATCATCACTGTTTGCTGGTGGCTCATTTTTATCTGTTGCTGATGTTTCTTGAGTAGGTTCCGTTGCTGTACCACCACCGCCTTCACCTCCCTCGCTGTGTTGCTCGTTATACAAGCGACGCATGATTAGTTTCTGCCATAAGTTCATGACTGCTTCTCCCATTCTTTAAATTTTGGTTAAACGCTTGGTGTAGTTGCTTCATTTGCCATTTGCGCATAAAGCTCAGGGCAAACTTGGTGTAATTGATTGAAAACTTTTAACCCATAGTTACGTTCGCCCTCTCTAAATGCCATTGCATAGGGATCGTTAGAAAAAGAGCTACGAAATACGCCAGAGTCAGAAATCAAACGCCAAATAACAGCACGCCCAGCTTCTGTGGACATAACCTCTTTTAGCTGTTGTTCTTCTTTCTCTTGCCTATTTTTTTGTTGAATATCGTATTCAGTGCGAGCAATTCTCTCGTCTTCATACGCATCGAATGGATGTGTCATTGAGCACCTCCACCAGCCATAGCGGACAAGGCACTATCATTATCAAGATTGGTATCACTGAGGGTTTTAGCACCATCAATAGCGGACTGCGCCATTTGCATCTGTGCCATTTGTTGTTGCTGTGCTTGTCGTTGTTGACGTATGGCTTGCACTTGCTCATTGGTAGCAACGATTGTTGGAGAAACACCAATAGCAGACGCATAATTATCAATAGCATCATCAGCATTAAGCTTATCAAGGGCTTCAGGCTTAACTTTTGCCAGATTGCCAACAAAGCCAGCAAAGCGTTCGATACTGCCAACACCAATCGCTTTCTGTGCCTGAGCCATTACAGAAATGTACTCAACCTTTAGATCCATTCCCTGCATTTCATCAGGCGCAACGGGAAGTAAATTTTTATTTACCAAGATTGAGAAAGTGCGATTAATCAGCTTGTCGAGTAACTCAGAATCAAGGCGTTGCAGAACAGGGCCTAATTGCAATAGCTTCTCTTCTCGCATCTCAACAACGGCTTCAATCGGCATAGAGCGCGTATTCACCATTTGCATCATGCGGAACAAATCAACAAAGTAAGCGGTATCAATCAGTTGACGGGTATCTTGAACATCTTCAAGTAGTGCTTTCAATGCTACGGGTTGAACATCAAAAATCGTTTGAATTTTATTAGTAGGATTTACCTCATCAAGATAGTTAATGCCTCCGGGTATGGTATTTACCCGTTGGTTTTTTAATGATGCTGGCACTTGTAAAGGTGGATTGGTCAGCTTATCAATCATCTGCGCTTTACGCTTTTGCATTAATTGAAGTGCTTTAGTACCACCCAACGCTAACATACCAGGGCAAGATGAACCGTAAACATCTTCACCATTGACTTCCCAACGTGGCGCCATGATAGGAAATTCATCATAGCCAGACTCACGTAACACTTTCTCGTGATCACCCGCCACTTCAAGATAAACGGATTTAAAAGGCTTATGCTTCGCCTCTAACTTTCCTGTTTGTCGTTCAAGGTTTGGATATACGGCATGAACCACTTCAACCCATTGGCTGTACTGGCTTGAATTCCACATTGATTTAACAGTTTCGCTAACGCTATCAATCCCGAACTCCATTACCAACTGGCGAACGGTCATCGTAAATTTGCGATAGCAAACATCAACACTCAGGCTTGGGCTATTCGCAATGTAGTAACTGCCAAGAGGGAAATGAACGGTACGGATAATACGCTGGCTATCTTCAACAACCGCCATTGCTGCAGTGCCAAAGGTACCTAAATCCCCATACATCAACGGTAATGACTGATAGAGATTAGAACGATTGAACACTTCGTTCATACGCTGTTCTGTGGTTTCTAGCCAAAGTTTTACAGGGCCATAATCCATTAAATCAGGATCAGGTGTCGCTAAACGAAACCAAGGACGAGCAGGACTTGTAATGCCTGACATCATGCCACTGGAAAGCACCGATGAAGCCAAAGACGCCGTAGGGTCAATGATCTTACTATTACGGCGATCACCTCGATTAACATCAGACGCAGTAAAGCGCGTACTACGAGGACGAGTGAAATCTGACAATTCACGCCAATGCGGTTCAAATGAGCTACGCTCTGTTTCCAACTGATTAAGTTGTTGCAGTAGCTGTTGTTTCAATGGCGTTGACATAGTCACCCCTTATTGACCAAGTAAGGTTTTACCGCTGGTGGATGCTGAACTTGTCGCACCCTGAGCACCAGTTAGTAACGTAGACTTACGACCTGCGGCTGCACGGCGACGACGCATTTCATCATCACGACTACCCGTTACTGCCGCATCTTGTTCTTGAGGTGCTGCCTGAACAGCAGGAGGAGTTGTAATTTTTGGAGTATTGCCAAATGGATTACACATATCGACACACCTTTATAATTAACCAATATTGCATATTAAATTAATAATACATGTTATTTGACAATATTGAAAATTATAACTACCATTTTGGTTATGCAATGCCACTGCATTTTTTCTCGGTATTGTTACCACGACAGCGTGCTTTACCTTAGGACTGTTTGCCCTCTACTCCAGAGGGCTTTTTTTATGCGAATGGATCGTAATCTGAATTGCTGACATTAACGCCAGAATGAGGTGAGGAGTAATTTCTATCTATTTTGGTGACTGGATACGCGAACGTCAGTGCTAGTGCATCACCTTTACCCGGTGAACGACCAAGACGCTTTTTAATTTCTGTTTTATCTTCTAGTACAATCTTGCTATCGATAACACGAACCTTGTATTCACCACATGACAAATCATCTGCGGTTTCCTGATCATCAATAGCCCCACCAATTTTTAACCATGTCTTAACGCTGTTATACATTTCACCGCGTTTGTTCAGCATTTGTGGATCTGTTGATGCACCACCAAACTTAACTAAACGCCACACGCGCCCCCAACTTGTTCCAATAGAGTGAATGCCGGTACCATACCCAAAGTCGATATGAACAGCGTCAGCCTTGTATTGATCTTCAAAGTCAGCAATACGCTTTGCCATAACAACATCGTCAGTTGTTTTAAAGCCCGTCCACAAGCACTTACTAAATAAACCTTGGCGTAGATAAATGACTGCATCATCAATACCAGAATAGGCAGGGTCAACACCAATAATTACGGGCGCATGAGCAACTTCAGCTTGTGTGACAATGCGTTTCATGGCTTCATCGGTTAAACCTGTTGGAATAAACTGTAGTTCTGATGCTGACGGGAACACACCACGAACACGAACTTTAAAGAAGTCGCTATCTTCGCCGTAGTCCTCTTCCCAATTTTTAATCTGCTCTTTGTTGCTACCTTCAACGGTACGGCTATCAATCTGCTTGGTGTTCCAACGATGTTTAAACTTACGAAAGCACTCACGAAAGCGCCCTGTGTTACGGGTTGGGTTACCAAATGCTATCCAAATGATTTCGGTACCTTCATCCGTTAACGCCCCTTCTGCAACTTCCCATACCAGATCAGCAATGTTAGACGCTTCATCAAACACGAGGATAATACGCTTGCCTTTGTTGTGAAGCCCTGCAAATGCCTCCGTGTTGTTCTCTGACCAAGGTACCGCATCAGCACGCCAAGCATTAGCATGATTAGGATCGTTTGAGTAGATAGCTGTCTTAGTGCAAGTAAACCAATTATTAGTCAGTGATAGCCGTTGCCACTTCGCTATTTCTGGCCACGTTTTAGTGCGTAGTTGATTTTCGGTGTTAGCAGTGACGACTACCTTACAATCTTCGCAGGTATCCATACCCCACTTGATGATCATTGAAATAAATGCAGATTTACCGATGCCGTGGCCAGAAGCACGAGCAAGTAATAATGGCTGGTGGCGTGTCTTTGGATTGCGTAGATGTTCACCGATTTCATTTAATGCTTCGGCTTGCCACTGACGAGGGCCATTGTATTCTTCAAGCTCTCCACCAGCTTCACCCCACGGAAATGCGTAATACGCATAACCTAATGGATCATGCGTAAATGATGCGATATCTTCAATGAGTTGTTCTTCTGGTGACTTCTGCAAAGCTTCTAACATTACTCAACGCTCCCTTGCTGAGCACGTTTACGAGCAGATGCCAACTTATCAGCCAATGATACGTTTACATCGACCTGTACTCTGTCTCTAAAGGCATTGATATCAACGTGCTTACCAATCAGTTCAAGCACCTTGATTTTATCCAGCAACTTCACTTTTTTAATGCGTGTATCACCGTCTATATCGATGATATCGAAAGCAGCAACACTTTTACGCCAAATAGGTGACCATTCAGATATTGGTTTAATATCGCCTTTCTCATTAAGAATATCGGCAATATCTGCATCAAGCATATCAACCAAGCGTTTGAGTACATTGTCAGCACTCATCTTGGTTCGCTTATTGCGCTGTTGCATAAGTTGTGCGATACGCTCTTGAATACGTGGATCAGCCATTAGCTGTGATGCGCGCTTGCAAGCACTGCCAGAAGCATATCCAGCAGAGATTGCAGCATCAGTTTGATTATCGGGGGATTTGATATATTCCTGACAGAAACGTTCCATCTTGTCGTTGATAGGCATTGGCTGTCGTGCAGGTTTCTTTCTTGGTCTTTTGATAGTCATAATCATCACCTCTTTGGTTATTATGGCTATTCAAAATATAACATTCAAATCTAATTAGGTATTAATACACCAATTTAAAACCCCAGTATTTGAGGGAATTAAAATAGAAATGAACACCCGACGGCTATCTGGTTGACAAAATCGCGTCAACCAAATTTCTATTTTGCTATCGTTCTGTCAACCAAGTTAAGCTGTAATTCGCGATATCCATAAGTTACCCAACATTTAGCATCACCAGATAAACAGCATTGCTGAACGGGTAACTGCTCACCACAGCGCTCACATTTACGCTTAGATAGCTCCTCAGCTTGTCGCTTATACTCGGCATCATCTTTACGAATAAGCATCTGTATGTATTCAACATAATTATACGGTTCACGACCAGGCATACGTAGAACACAATTACGCTTTAACATCTCCAGCTCTTGATTATCCACCGGCAATTCAATCTTTGTTATGCCAAGTTCCTTTTGGCGCTTACGTTGTAGTGCCTTACGTTCAGCAGGTGATTTTGCTGTCATGAAATAACTCCTTTCGGAATGCCTTCGTAGATTTCATGAAGATGTCCACGTATTTGCAATCGGCGCAACGCGCTATACATATGGTCACATTCTGCCTGCTTATTGGCTTTAAATGGTTTTTTGTCATACCAATATGTATTGGGAGGCCATCCGTGAACCTTGAACACTCTCTTTCCTTTGACGTGGAGCAATCCCCAGCCAGCAGGTAAATCTTCCGATGAAATAATATCCGGTGGCGATAAGAAGAAACGCCAGTCACCCATTCCTTTTTCCGGTTGCTGTCTGAACCACTTCTTTTTGTCCGCAAGAAAATCAGACCGACTGACTTTCGCTTCAATCAGACAACTTATACCACTTCTGAACCCTATCGCGTCAGGTTGCTCCCCTGTTTCGTTTCTTGACTGGAATCTGTCACCAAAGGCTACATTAAATCCGTTATTTTGCAGGAATCGCACCGCCATTTCACACAGATCACTATGTGTCATTTTAATAGTTCCTCAGGCACATCGACTTCACCACCTAATACCACAGCAACAGTAGCGCGACAAATTGCCTCTTGAGGTGTATCACCATCGTAATAATCATCTTGTAAATAATTACAGATAGCAGACCATGCAATTTGATAATGTCCGAAATCGTTACTCAACATCTCATTGATAAGTTCGATAGCGTAAGTCTCAATAAACTTACCACACTTTAACCAGTCGCTAGATGGGCTATATACGCAGTTATTAGCATCAACAATAAACTCTTTGCCAATACGAACATCAACGCCAACGGCTTTACCTACCGCCCAATCAAGCGCTAATCCTTTTAGTTTTGAGGTCTTAATTTTCATCATTCACCCTCTGGCATTGGTGGGAGTTCGTGCCAATACTTGATGTTTTCTAATCCCACGCCCGATAAAAACTCTCCATCATCCCATTTTCCGTCAAAGTCGCTGATGTGCATGATGTGAAGCATGGTTCCCAATTTAACAATTACTGGTTTGCCAACTTCTGGCATTTTATCTGAACACTTAACCCAATTAGTTCCCTGCATTAGATGTCTCCTCGCCCTTCAGTGGCTCAAATGAAACCAACTCAAATGTAATTTCACGATGGTAATCGTAATAATCAGTAGTTGGTTTTAGTGTATAAACGCCATCACCTTGAAAGTAATCTTCGCCCGTTAAAACGGTTGATATTTCATCTTGAAAATCTCGAATGTCAGTTGCGTCAAAATCACCATGACAACCCTTTAAATAGACCTCGTTTTCGTCATCAACAGCGTGATGAATTACAACAATAGTTCCAAATGGGATTTCCTTTTGCTCGTTCATCTAAAAATCCTCTTGCGTGACATGTCACGGTTGTTTGATTAACGGAATATCGAAACCTATGTGATTACCGTCAGTTAACTGTTCAAACTCTTTCTTAACTGCGCTAATTACTTCACCTTCACTATCCATAAATGCCACAGGGTTTTGTCGAGTAAATGTGAGGTTTTCACGTACTACCTCATCGAGATATGTACAAATGGCATATACCTCTTCTGATGAGATATTTTCTGGCGATACAGAACCATCAAGAATGTCGTAACAAAGCCTAATAGCATCAATTTCTTGGCTCATAATTTCTTCCCAAACTCATTCAACGATTAATTAACTCAGTCACGAACTTAACGAATGGTAATAAGTTCATGATTTTCTGTATTTTCAGGTAACGTTACCCCTATCTTTCCCTGCTCACCCCAAAGCTTTGACGCACTGATATTCCACACCCTACAATCTTCATCAAAGATGGCATCCATAACAGCTTTAATCAGGTTATCGACATCAGGACGTTGCTGGTGGGGTTTACCATTCATCTCAATGCGTTTTTTCTTGCTCCATGATTTAGGCATAGGAATAACAAACGTTAGGTGAGCACCGCTTTCCGGTAGCGTAAAACGGTTAGCTCTCATCTCGTCACAAAAAGCATGGTACTTAACGACAACGGGTCTTTTCTTCCATACATCACGCTGTGTCATACGTGGCTTTGGTACAGGATTGATATAATAAATTTGCTGTTTCATGCGCGTACCGCCACCAACATTGCGTTCATACGGTTATGAATATCAGCAATCTTTCCATGCTGTAACGGTGGTAAGCTCTTTCTGACGTAGGTTAGTGAACCTTTCTGACAGATAACATGCTTATCCGTAGGTTTTGCTGGCTTCTTGGTCATTAGAGATGCTTCTTTTTTGATATCTAATTCACGTAGGCGCTCCATGTAATCAGGCGTTAGTTTGTAGACATACCCAATGCCAACTACCGCTTTGCGTTCTACGACGGAGCTTTCAATCAATTTAATCAGTGCATAATTGGTTGTTGAGCGGTTCTTCTTTCCCTTGAGATCAGAAGCAATTGCCGTTATCTCGTTAACTGACAATGATTTTTTATTGTCACGTAAAATATCAACAACTAAATCCTGCATAAATTTCATATACGATAACCCTTAATAGATTAATCATTATGGTTAATATATCCAATTTGGTTATGTTTTCAAGTATAAAAAAACAGAGTTTTTAATTAAACTCATACCTACTTAAAACGCTCTCAAATCGTCTATACGCTGTTTTCACTACTCAGTCACCCAATCGCATACCTACAACAAATAAAACTCACCAGTGTTTATTACGCTAAGGATTTTGATATTCAATAAACCCTATTCGATTTTTAGTTTATGAAATTACTTAACTAAACGCCGATAGCTTTGCCATGTGAAATTTATCGTTGTTGGATTTCCCATTCGGAGTCGATCTATTACTCGTTCATCCAACACTTTGGATAGTTGGGTATAATTTAGGTTTGTAAGCACTCCAACAGGCTTTTTGTTTGCTAGTCTTCGATCCACTACTTGAAATATAATTAATTCCTCATTGAGGTTTCCACGTTGCACACCCACATCATCAAGCACTAGCAAATCAACATCACACAGATCATCTATCAGTTTTGACTCTGTTGTTTTAGCATCCTTTTGATAGGTTTCACGAACCTTCATCATTATGTCCGGCAGTGTAGCGATCAGAATACTTTTCCCTTTTTGGATAATGTGATTGCCTATGGCTGACGCTAAATGATTTTTTCCAGTACCAGGATTACCACTGAAAATGAACCCACCAAATGATTTACCAAATTGCTCAGCGTATCTCTTAGCTTTGTACAATGCTCTTTGTTGGTCTTCACATGTAACGTCATAATTATCGAATGAACAATTTTGGTGTAATGGGCTAATACCTGATCTACCCATGATTTTATTTAAACGAGCTACTCGGTTTTCATTTGCGATCCTCATTGAATCAATTTCACCCTGCTCTCGTTGCCATGCCATTAATTCAGCAGAAGTAGTAAATTTAGGTTTAATATGCTCAGGCATTATTCGCTTTAGCCTTGCTAAGGTTGATGATGCAGTCATCAGAAGTCCTCCGGTATAAACTCATCGTTCTTTTGAGGTTGAATGATCCGTTGTGGTGGTGAAACGTTTGGTTTGAATAGTCCTTGCCAGCCATTTGTAATGGTTTTGCTAATTATTTCTTCAGGTGAAAAACCTAACTCATAACACTCAGTGAGTAATTTTATTTGTCCACTGAACGTTTGTTTCGATTTTATCGGGTGCTTGATTTCCTTTCGGTACTCAATCCACTTCTCCCAAACTTCAGGATTTAGCCAATCAGGTATTTTTTCTTCCAAGATATTAAAACCTCGCTTTTGTACCGACTTTTTTTTCAAGGGGGATTTAGGGGGTTTTATATCTTGTTCTTGTTCCTGCTCCTGTTCTTGGCTTCGTAGGGTCTTCAAAGCCCCTTCCAAGCCCCTTTCATTTTTTATAGATGATTCTCTTGCAGAACTTAAATTAAAAGCATCTTTATACTTATCATAAAACATTGATAGAAATTGATTTTTAGGCTGAGAGTCATACTCTCTTTGTATACCGATACACCGGTTATCTGATGGCTTCAAAGATGATGCTATTTGATATTTTGCCATCTCGATCACCCAAACAACTTCAGCATCCTCATCATAGTGGCAAAAACCTGCTTCAATGCACCTTAGAAGCCCCTTAGAAGCCCCTTCTAAACCTAGCCCTGTTTCGTGCGCCATATAGATAATAGGTAGGTAATACATTCCGATCATATTGGCGTGAGGATTGGTTAATAAGTACATAGAGACAATAAGTGCTTCATGCCCTTTTTCTCTTATTTCCTTACCTGTTTTTCCTATCCAAAATTGTGGGGAAACTTTTCCATAGTCACGCATAAAACACCATTCACTTAGCGCTGTTAATTAACTGCTTTAACACAGAGCGATAGACTGTTGAATTTTCAAAGTTGCATTTAACGCAAACACCATTACAAACATAACGTTCAGCAACATGACCGTTCTTGCATTTCTTACCTGTAAAAAATTTTCCAAGCCCTTTTGAAGCAGCTTCTTTTCGACTAATAATCTCCATTTCAACCTCATTTGATTATGTGTATGTGCAAATGCTATCCGTTATTTTAAAATATATCAACCTAAAAAGACTTATTGGTTATCAATAAAAAATTAAGGACCACCGAAGTGATCCTTATCAATAAATAGCCTTTGAATTATTATCGAATAAAGAAATTGATTAATTGCTCTCTGGTTGTATCTGCACCGAACTCAATACAAATATCATATAACTTATTGAGTTTACTTAGTGAAGGCTTACGTTTTGCATAGCGTAGCTGATGTGATAGATACAATTGGCTATACCCCGTTCTTTGAGAAAATGCTTCTCTTTGCTTAATCGTTAAGCTATTCCAAAATTTTTTAAAGTCGAAAACTTCCATAATTTCACCAATTTGATTAACCAATAAATAATAGTAACCGTTTAGGTACTTTACCAAAAGGGTTATTTGTTTGTTTAATACACCATAACTTAATCAAATTTGTATAAAGAATAGACACCAAAGGACTTGGATAAATGAAAAGCATTGCTGAAATTAGAAAAGATAACCTGATTTATATTATTGAACGCTACTACAACGGCAAACAAAAACTATTGGCTGATGCGTTAGGCGTAGCACCAAGTATGATCTCTCGTTACCTATCACCAAAAGATTTAAAAAGTCATCGTGAACTCACCGATCCAATGTCACGTAAAATTGAATATGTGACTAGAATTAGTAAATATTGGATGGATGTAGACCATTTAAAAGAAGGTCATGCAGAGTCAGAAAAAGAAGAATATATTCCGACCGAGATCGGAAAAATACTCTCAGATAACATCACAACATTTATGTTAAACGATGGAATAAAATCAAGAGTTAAGCTTTCTGTCGATTCAGGGCTTGCACAATCAACAGTTAACCGCATTATCAATTGTGAAGCCAGCGCCACCGCTGAAAGCATTGATGCTATTGCAAAAGCAATGGGTCGCCAAGCCTATGAACTACTGATCCCTAAAAATGATAAAGGCACTATTAACTATGATAGAAGAGCCTATTCAAAACTTCCCGCCAGCGAACAAGCCGCTATTGAAAACTTCATTGAATTTATCATTAATAAAAACCAGCCTATCTCCCACGACTAACCCTCTCCATTAAAAAGAAGTCATATCTTGGCTTCTTTTTACTCTTAATAAATCATTAAATTTCATAGTGATAAAAACAAACATAACCATATTGGTGATTTATTTGTTTTTCATGGTTGACAATGGTTAATTTATGGTTATGATTAAAAGCATAAGTTAACCAATACGGTTAATTTGCTCTTTAACAATATGGATAAAAGAGACTGATTTTTTAATGCGCTCAGACATAACCAATTTGGTGATTAGTCATGATCTTTTATATCAAAGACGGTAAGCATGTATTTACCTTATCTGGCTTAAATGAGTCACAGTCATTTGACAATTTTAAAGCCGGTATTGAGTGGGCTTATGTAAGAAAGCTCGCATTACAAACAGAACAATTAGTAGGTAAACAAAATGTCAGACACTAAGCACTTAAATGTGTTGATTGCAAAAGCTCTTTTACTTAACCAAGATATTACTGATAGCGAACAAGTAGATGCGCTAACAGCTTATATCAATGGTGATATTGAAAAAGAAGAGTTTAAGCAATATGACCACTTTATTAATATCACGCTACTTGCACTTTCATTGGTTCCTAATATCAGCAGTGAACTCAGTGAAGAGCAAATCGTTAACGCTATTATGTCATTTATTGATAACCCTGATATGCGTAGCGTTCGTCATAGAGTTAATCACTTTAACTCATTAACAAATCCAAAAACCACCTCAAATGAGGTAGAAAAAAAGGAAGCACCTCAGGAAGAGGTGATTTTTCACGCCAATAAAGATAACCAAAACGGTCAACACAAGGAAGCGGAAGATAATCCAAAGGAAGAAAATGACCAACCTGCTTATTTTGAACCTGGTCGTTATCCAGATATTCCTAACGAGGTGTATCACAGTTCAAACGGCATCAGTAGTTCGATGCTAAAAGATGCTCGTATTAGTTTGATGTATTACGAGTTACGCCATGTAACAAAAGTTATTGAGCGTGAAAATAAGCGTTGTTTCGACTTAGGTAGTGCATTTCACACATTAACAATGGAACCTGAAAAGTTTGATGCTGAATTCAGTGTTAAACCAATTATTCCAGAAGGTGCCTTTACAACAACGGAAACAATGAAGTCATGGATTGACGAATACAACAATAAGTTGCCTAAAAAGCTCTCACAAGATGAGTTAAAAGCAATTATTGAAGAACATAATGCCACTCTGACACCGCAACTTTCCACCAGCGGAAAAGCCGAAGAGCTAGGTCAGATATACATGCAGTTGCCCGATGAATTTAAAACCATCCCTGAAGATGGGAAATTTACTGGTGCAGCAATGAAAGCCTGTATCAAAGCCTATAATGATACTTTGCCAACACCATTGAAAACCTCAGGTAATACAGATGCATTACTTGAGCAGATATACCACCACATCAATCCTGAATTATATTTAGCAGAAGTAAGTAAGCCTGAGCCACTTAGAAAACCCGTCAAGAAAGATGATCTCATACAGGTCATTAAAGAAGTAAAACCTGATGCTGTATTTGAAGATGAAATCATTAGCCAATGGCTTAGTGACGATTCAAAAATTCATGTTCAAACCGTTGACTATGAAATGGCAAATAACATGCGTAACGCTGTTATGAACCACAAAGAAGCATCCAGTTTATTAAACCACCCTAACCGCGTATCAGAAGTGAGCTACTACGGTATTGATGAAGATACCGGCCTTGAAATTCGTGTTCGTCCTGATATCGAAATTCAAACAGAAAATAACCGATTAGGTTTTGATCTCAAATCAGTAGCACTTGGTCGATTTAAACAAGATGCCATTGAAGCCATGATCCGCAGAGAAATTATTAATCGCGATTATCACATCAGTGCAGCTATGTATTGTGATGTGGCAATGCTGGATCAGTTCTTCTGGATATTCGTTAACAAAGACGAGCATTACCACTGGGTCGCTATCGTTGAAGCCTCTCCTGAATTACTTGAACTAGGTCGCACAGAGTACAAAAAGACACTGCGTGATATCCGTGAAGCTATGGATACAGGATATTGGCCAGCGCCTATCACCACGACTCTCACTATCGGTATCACTGACTTTGAGCAGAGAAAGTTAGAAGAACTGCAAAACGAAGTCGCTTAATAAAACTGCGCTTGAACAATCAGGCGCACGCTTGGAGTAAATATTATGTCAGAAGTAGCAACTCTCGAAAGAAACCAATCAGTAATGAATAACACATCATTACTTTTTAATCCTGAATCATTAGACCGCATTGTCAAATTTGCTGAGCTAATGGCATCAGGTACAGCAACGGTGCCAAGACATCTGCAAGGTAAACCATCTGATTGTCTTGCTATCACAATGCAGTCTGCACGCTGGGGAATGGATCCTTTCGTTGTCGGTCAAAAAACACATGTCATCAATGGTGTGCTTGGTTATGAAGCCCAATTAGTAAATGCAGTTATTACCAGTTCAAATGCTGTTGTAGGTCGATTCCATTACAAATACGGTGGCGACTGGGAAAAGATTGTAGGCATGAAAGATAAACGTGATGAATCGGATTTATTTATTGAAGTCGGCGCAATTTTAAGAGGTGAAGAAGAAATTACATGGGGTGAGCCTGTTTACCTTGCTGATGTACAAACGAGAAACTCACCACTTTGGAAAACAATGCCTAAGCAACAAATCGCGTATCTCGCTGTAAAATATTGGGCCCGTCTTTATTGCCCTGAAGTTATTCTTGGTGTGTATACGCCAGAAGAACTTGAAGATAGACCAATTAAAGACATCACCCCACAGAAAGAACGCGTAAGCATTAATGAAATCACCAACCAGCAACAACCAATCAATGCTGAACCGGTAAAAGAAACTCAAGGTGAGTTTATACCTAAGTTCGATGCTGACGCATTTAGATTAGCTATTGATGATGTTCAAACTGTCGAAGAAGCTAAAAATATTCGTGCAGAAATTGAGAACTTAAAAAATGAAATGGGGATCAACCTGTTTACTGAATTAAAAAATAAAGCAGTACAGGCATACCACCGCATTGATGCACGTAATGCCTTAGAAGCTTCTATCAACTCACTTCCTGAATCTGGCTCACCTGAAGCCACCGAAGAATTTGAAAAAGTAGACAAGCTACTTAAATCAAGCAAGCGAAAACTCGGTGATGAGTTATACGAGTCTTTCTCTATCACACTTAATGATATGCGCCCTGAATACCAGTAATCCTATTTAATGCGGAGCTGTATCGCTCCGCAGGAGTTTAAATATGAATATTAAATTACCTACCAACCCTATCCGTATGCCTGCTGTTTTAAAGCTAACAGGACTTTCTCGCTCAACTATTCGCACCTTAGAGAAGAAAGGTGATTTTCCAAAGCGTATGTATTTGTCGGTTCGTTGCGTGGCATGGGAGGCTCATGAAGTATATGAATGGATAGATAAGAAAGCTAAATCAAGAGAGACACCCAAGTGTTACACCGAACGTAAGCGTAATGAAGCTGGGCAGTTTGTGAGTAACGCCTAACCACTACCCGTTAACCAAAGAACTCAGTGCAAGGATGCAAACAGGAGATAGATATATGAAATTGGAAGTAACCAAGGCTCAACTTGAAGCTATCAAGTCTCTTACTGATGATTGCGCGGGAATGATTGGTGGAGGATGCGAGGAAGCTGATAGGATTTGGAGTAAACATATTCGGCTAATAGATAGAATGCTACGAAAAAACGGACATGATCGCTATTTTAACTCGCAGGGATGCAATGAAGAGGAATGAATAATGGCAATAGTTCAATTTTATACAACAAGAAGTAAAGACGAAAACCCATCAGAAATTACTAATAACCTCCGATATGAATTACCAGATGACCATAATTTTAGTGCGGATGATGACCTAGATTCATGCATTGAAGCATGTGCAGAATATTATCACGCTGACTGTGACGGATGGGAGGACAGATGGCCATTGTTATTCATGTTATGGATTGACGACCAATATCTTGGCACGTTTGAAGTTGAGCGTGAGTTTGACCCAGCATTCTCAGCAAATAAGGTCGAGTAATGAAAGATAGAATCAAGTTTAACGATGTAATGCTAAAGGCTGTCATGGATGGCAGAAAAACACAGACGCGCCGACCAATTGAGCCACAGCCAAAAGTAACCGAGAAAGAGTTACGCAAGCTTGGCGCATGGCAGGAAGGTTATACCCTTTCAGAGCAAGTATGTGCAGCATGGCGACATGGATTTGTTGATGTTGATTGCCCGTACGGTGAAATTGGAGACATCATCAAAATTGCAGACAAGGACGGTAATATCAAAGGGAAAATAGAAATTACTGATGTTTGGTTGCAGCAACTTCAGGAGATATCACAGCAAGACGCAATGAAAGAAGGTGCGCCACCAAATCACGCCTCCATTGACGCTGTATCGCGTGAGTATGGTTTCCCTGATTTTTCGCGTTCATGGTTCGCTCAAACATGGATAGATATATACGGAAAAGATAACTGGGTAAGTAACGAATGGGTATGGGTTGTTGAATTTAAAAAGGTGGAGTGATGGATAAATCAAGACAGCAGTTTGAAGAGTTTATAAGTAAAGGTGATTACCCTTGGGTGAAAGGTATTATCCCTGTCATGTGGATGGTGTGGGAAGCATCACGCGAAAGTGATGAGCCAGAAATTAAACATCACCAACTAAGAGAGCTCGTTAATACTGCGAGAGATACGGCAATTAAATATCAAGGGTGTCAATGCTTACGTTCAGCGTTAGAAGCATCCATAAGAAACAGCTTAACAAGCAATGGAGTGAAAATAAAAGATGAATAAAAATGAGCTTCAAGTATTAATCGATTATACCAAAGGCATGATTGCAGATAATAAGGAGCCAGAAAAGAAAGTTATTGTTGCATTGTGTGATGAGCTGGAGAGAATTATTGGTAAATATCCAGTCGGTTTTGCTTCTGAAAAAGAACTTAGAAATTTAAATATTAAATTTACTACGCTATATCCATTAAAAACTAGCAACCATAATATACCACTCTACCGCTTAGATTAAATAACCATGCAAATAATCGGATATGTATTACTCATGCTAATACAGGGTTCTGCTGTACCTGTAACGGAAGATATATACACGCAATCGGAATGCAATAAACGCGCTGAATATTTAATGTCAGTGGGGAATGTTGAAGTTATTTGTGGAGAAATATACAGATGAGACAAATTAAAATAAATTCTGGTTCGTGGCAAAAAGATTTAGAAATGGTTGTCACTGTTATCGATGAAGATAAATTTAAAAAATCATGTGAACAAATTAATAAATTCTATTCTGGTGATGAATATAGAGCTGATATACACGGTAGCCATGAGAAAGCAGGTTTTGCAATGTTCTGTGCTGAGTGCTTCCAGCAAATAGCATTCAATAACTTCAAGGATGAAGAATGGCTTACCGAGCAATTCGATTGGTCTAAAGATAAAGGAATTGATGGCTATCCTTCTCTAGATGATATGGGTATTCGGATTGATGAAATTGAACCTTGGTTTATTGACTCTGACGATATAGAAATTACAGGATGATAATCAATGAATAGCTATAATAAGTACACCGACCTTCAAATTAATGAATTAGTTGCTACAAGGTTAAAGAAGAAATGCTTATTAACGGAAGAATCTGTATTAGCTTATATGGATAGCGGCTATCGTACTTTCGCCCCATGCAATAACCCTACTGACGCAATGCCGATTATTATTGAGAATGAAATATCGATGATTAAAAGCTCAGGTGGCTGGATGTGCTGCCATGGTTCAGTTGGTCTGGTTGAGCGTGAAAGCTTATACCGTGGCGCTATGGAAGTATTCTTAATGATGAAGGATGCGGAGAATGAAAAAATATGACCTTATCTATTGTGATCCTCCGTGGGATTACAAAAATAAAGTTTCAAACGGCGCTGCTAAAAATCATTATCCAACAACTTCCCTCTTCAATTTAACCCATATCCCTATTCATTCTATTGCATCTGATAACGCAGTTCTTGCCATGTGGTATACAGGTAATTTTGTACCCGAGGCTATTAAATTAGCCGAAGCGTGGGGCTTTAAAGTGCGCACAATGAAAGCTTTTACTTGGGTTAAGTTTAATCCTTTAGCATGGCAACGAATTGATAAAGCCATTCAAAACAGCGAGTTATTTGATTATCACGACCTATTTGAACTATTAGATGCTGAAACAAAAATGAATGGGGGAAACTACACTAGAGCCAATAGTGAAGATGTTTTAATCGCTACTCGAGGCAATGGATTACAGCGCATTAGTGCTAGCGTTAAGCAAATCGTATTTAGTTGTTTAGGTGAACATAGCGAAAAACCGTGGGAAGTAAAAAACCGTCTTGAACAGTTGTACGGTGATGTAAATCGCATTGAGCTATTCGCTCGTGACATGTCACAAGGTTGGGATGCATGGGGCAATCAATGTCCTAACAACAGTATCGAACTTATCAATTCTCATTTTATTTGTAAGGAATAAATATGCCTGATATCGCAGATGATGCTAATGACTTAACGGATCTACAAATCAACACCGCATTAGCAAACAGAGAGCCACCAGCAAAAAGCTTAACGGGATTTTGTATCTGGTGTCGTGAAGAGCCTGTAACAGAGAACAGTGCTTACTGCTCTAAAGAGTGTGGTGATGATCACGCTCAGTACAAAAGGAAAAACGGCTAATGATTATTTTACTCACATTATTAGCTGTGTACTTATGGCTTGCTGGGTATCTGTTTTCAGAGTCTAAGCACGAAAGCGACAATATAAAAGATATTGTGGCCAGACTGTTTTACTCCACAATCTGGCCTGTTGTCGGTGTGCTTTACCTATCGTCACTACTTGCTTATAAAACACTTGGCGAAGAATGACAAAGCGTTAATCTTTCTCTTTTATCCATTCATCCACCATATCCGCCCACTCTTGTAACATCTTCCTACGCTGTTCAGCATATTCAGCCTTGTTGTAAACAGCTCTAACATTTTGTTGTTCATGAGCAAGACATTTTTCAATCCAATCAGAATTATATCCAGCCTCATGCAGTAAAGTACTTCCTGTTCGCCTTAAGTCATGAACAGTAAAGGACTCAAAATCAATTCCTTTATCATTTATTCTGCGAACGATTCTATCAATGACATTGTTTAGTGCAGCGTTTGATAATGGCTTTCCATTATGATATTTGCCTGGTATTAGCAAATCAGACCCCATAGAATAAACCTCAAATGAATCTATTATTTCCATGGCTTGTCGTGATAAGTAGACATTTAATGGTCTACGTTTTTTCATCCGGTTTGATGGTATTACCCATAGTTTTTTATCTTTATCTATCTCATCCCATTTGGCATGAAGTAGCTCAGATTTTCTGACTAATGTCAGCAATATAAATTTTATAGCCAATCTTATTGATGGTGAATATCCGTATTGATTCAATTCGTGAAAAAATATTTTTATCTCATTGGGAGTTAATACTCTATCTCTTGCTTCAAACATTGCTATTGATGATGGCTTAACATAATCAGCGGGATTTTTTATATCAATTCCTCTATTGATGACATGTTTAAATGTAGAACTTATTATTTGCCTAACGAGTAATGCTGTTGCCCTACCACCTCTGTCTCTTATTTTCTCACATAAAGAGCGTAATAATGCTACTGAGATTTCTTCCAACTTATATCGTCCAATAACAGGAGTAATTTCTTTCTTAATAATAGCTTCCCTTCTAGCCCTAGTTGAATCGGCAAGTTTTACCTCTTTCATATACTCATTTATATAATAAGTAAGGTTTAGCTCATCTCTTCTTTTATTTTTCAAATCTCGTTTTTGTGAAGCAGGAGAAATACCCGATTTAACTAATTTTCTTGCTTCATTTAGCATTTCTCTTGCTTCAGAAAGAGACAATCCATCAGGACCATAATTGCCGAATGTTACGGTTTCTCTTCTGCCATTAAAACGATAATCATATCTAAAAGAAATCAGCCCTGTTTTTGTAACAGCGACATACAACCCATCACGATCAGATACTTTATAAAGCTTATCCTTAGGTCTTAAGCTTCTTATTTTTGTGTCAGTTAACAT